TAAATGCAGTGCAAAAAGCAGCACAAAGTCAGTCTAGTCCGGAAGCAGTCCAGTCTAGTGTGGAAACTGAACAACAAACTCCACAAGTAGACAATAAAGTAGAACAACAAATTGAAAGATTTAAAGAACATGGGGGAAGAGTAGAAGATACTGTACCTGAAGGATTTATAAAAACTGAGAATGCTACTACATCTCCAAAAGGATATACTTGGTATAACAATGGTAAGAGTAGATTCGGTGGAGAATACGAAAACGTATTAGTAAAAGATAATACACAACAAAAAATTAAAGAAAATATACCTGCTGAAATTGAAAAAGAACCTGTATTAAGAGTTAAAAAAGCAAAAAAAGAAATAACAAATAATCTAAATGAAGCAATAAAAGGAAATAAAACACAAGATTTTCAAACTATGAAGAACAACATAGAAAAAGAAACAGGAAGAAAAATGAGAAGTTGGGTTGAAACATCAACTAAAGCAACAGGACAAACAGAATTAGTTAATTCAATGAATAAAGAAAAAATAACATACGAGCCAACTTCAAATAAGAAGAATTTAGATAATGCAAATAAAGAACTAGCTGGATTAACTTATGAACAAAAATTAGAGAAGGCAAAAGCTATCATAAATAGCGATAAAAGATTAAAATCAACCGATATAGCATTATTAGAAACAGTAACGCAAGAGTCTTTAAAAGAAGGCAAAATGGACGATTTTATGAATTTAGTGCAAGAAACAGCAATATTAGGAACTGAGTCGGGACAAGTTGTACAAGCATTGTCATTAATTAGACAAAGTGATCCGATGACACAAATTGATACACTAAAGAAATTAATCGAAAAAGAACAAGCAAAAGGAAATAAAGTATATCAGGGGGTAGAAATAAAAGAAGACTTAGTTGAAAAAGTAATGGATTCATACAAAAAAGATGGGACATGGAATCGAGAACAATTTGATGAGGCTATGGATGAACTAAAACAAGATATAGCAAACCAAATGAACGTAAGACCTAGTGAAAAACTAAATGCATGGAGATACTTATCAATGCTAGGTAATCCAAAGACACACATAAGGAATATAGTTGCTAATATTGCTATGGGTGGTTTACAAAAAGGTAAAAATACAATAGCAGCTAGTATTGAAACTATAGCACCAATAAATAAATTAAATAAATTATTAGGTGGTAGTGAAACAGCAACTAGAGGAAAAACATTAGAAAAGTCAACACAAGAAGTTAAAAATTATGCGAATAATGCAATAGACAATTATTTTGCAGAACACAAACAAAAAAGCAAATACAATGAAACAATGGGTAATTTAAAAGGTGAACTTGAGTCTCGTAGAAAAATATTTAATGACAAAAATCAAGTAGGAAAAATGCTAAATAAACTAGAAAAAGCAAATTCAAATGCTTTAGATATAGAAGATGTAGTATTTAATAAAGCCACAACAAAGAAAGCATTTTCAAACTTCTTAACTGCTAATGGAATAGAGACACAGCAAGATATTGAAAATAATCCCGAAATAGTTGCACAAGGACTTGAATACGCAATATTTAAAGGGCAAGAAGCAACTTTCCATCAATATAGTCAAACAGGAACTACATTAAGAAACGCAAGAGAATCATTAAGACAAGGTAGTAATTTAACTAGAATAGTTGGTTTAGGTATGGATGCAACAATGCCTTTTATTAATACACCATTAAACATTGCAAAAACAGGTATAGAATATACACCTGGTTTAGGTATGATTAAAACAATTTCAGATGTAAATAATGCGTCAGTGGATATGAAAGCAGATGTTTTAATTGATAGTGTTTCTAAACAATTTGCTGGAGGGACATTAGCTGCAATTGGATATTTTCTAGCAAAAGCTGGAATTTTAAATGGTAAAGGTGGAGACGAAAAAAAAGATAAACTAGAAAAGAACTTAGGAAAACAAGATTATTCAATAAACATAGGAGATAATACTTATGATTTATCGTGGTTGTCTCCAAGTGCAATGCCTTTATTTGTGGGAGTAGAACTTGAAAAAACATTGAAAGGGAAACAAGGAATTGGTTTTAATACAGTAATGGATGCATTAACAAAAACAATAGATCCATTGAGCGAAATGAGTGTTGTTTCTTCAATAACAGATGCTTTACAAAGTTATTCTCAAGGAACACAAGCTTTACAAGACATATCAACAAGTGCATTTACAAGTTATATATCTCAATATTTTCCGACTTTATTAGGCCAAATAGCTACTTTATTTGATGAAAAGCAACGTAGTTCTTATGGTCAAACTACTACTGAAAAATTAATAAACCAAATTAAGTACAAAATACCAGGTCTAAAAAATACACTTCCTGAACAAGTAACTACTTGGGGAGATGAAAAGAAAAATTCAGAAAACGTATTAATAAGAGCTACTGAAGCATTTTTATCTCCAGCAAATAGAAAAGAAGTTAAAATCGATGACACAACAAGAGAAATAGAGAGAATATATGACAATACAGGATCTGGGTTACCTAGCTTATCACTTACTAAATCTCCTAAAATCGATTCCGACTATGTAGGTTTAAATAGTGATGAATATACACAATATAAAAAAGATTATGGAAAAACTTCGAAAAAACTACTTGATGAATTAGTGGAACTAAAAAATTATAAAGAAGCTACTGATGAGGAAAAAAGAAAGATGATTTCTGCAATATATGATTACTCAACATATATGGCTAGAAAAAAAATAGCCGATGATAAAGACATCAAATATGAATATAAACAAAGTGATGGAACTGGATATAATTATCCTAAATATTATTTGTCATTAAATGTTGATAGCTTTGCTGAATATGTAGCAGAAAAATATAATAAGGAGGAAGATTAAATGATAAGAATAAACCCAATAACAATGGATGCAGAAATTAATAGAAGAGATACTGGAGTAATTCCAATAAGACCTAAAGTAAAAGAAACTGGTGATTATCTTTTGGAAGAAGGAACTACATTGTATTTCACACTAAGAAAAAATAAAGATTCTGCTATTCTTTTACAAAAATCAACAACCGAGTTTGAAGATGGATGGGGAGTCATAACACTTGACTCCTCAGACACCGAGAACATAGAAGAAGGAACTTACATATACGATTTAGTAGGAGTACGAGCAGATGGAACAAGAGATACATTTCTTCCTAGAGGAAGAGACTCATTGTATTTTGTTATAAAGAGAGGTGTTAAACAAGGGCAATAGAATTAATAAATGGAATTGAATTAGAGTTACAGGCTGGTACAAGAGGTCTTCAGGGGTTTAAAGGAGATAAAGGAGATCCAGGTAACGATTATGAGCCAATGATAGGCAATGTTGAAACTTTAGATCCATCACTTCCGGCTACTGTATCATCAAATTTTGATGAAGAGCAAAATATAGTTTACTTTAACTTTGGAATACCCAAAGGAGTTAAAGGTGATAAAGGTGATGTCGGTAACGTAGACATGGCTACTTTTGACGTTGTTGATGGAAAATTAATAATGAATGGTACAAGACAAAGACAAGAAATAGGAGATAATTTTACATTTCAGTTAGATGATAACAAATTGGAGGTGGTTTATTAATGGCTGAACAAATAACACAAGTTTTAGGTATAGTAGGTATAAAGCATTGTGGAGCTTATGATGCTACTATACAATATGAAAAACTTAACGTAGTAACATATCAAGGAAGTTCTTATTGTGCTAAGGGTAACACATTAGGTAATCTTCCAACAGATGCAGCTTATTGGGATTTAATAGCAGAAAAAGGAGATAAAGGTGATACGGGTTCTCAGGGTCCGAAACCAGTAAAAGGAATTGATTATTATACTGCTTCTGACATAGCAGAATTAGAATCAACTTTATCCAGTGATGTATCTGATGAAGTATCAGAACAATTAAGTACTTTAACAAGTGCAACACCATTAGTAGCATCATCAACAGCAGGTATGACTGATACAACTAGAATATATGTAAATATAACTGATGGTCATTGGTATTGGTATGATGGTGCAAACTGGCAAGATGGTGGTGTATACCAAGCAACACAAATTGGAGATGAATCTATTGTTCCAGAATCAACTAATTTTTTATCTCTAAGTGAAAATAATATATTTAATCCACTAGAACAAACAATAAACGGTGTAACAATTAAAAGAGATTATAAAACTCAAGTTTTCTCAATAACTGGAACAACATCTGCAACAACTAGAGTTGCTATTCTAAAAAAACATCTTCCAGCTGGAACTCATGGATTAAGAGCATTTGATTATTCTGGTACTAAACCAGCAATTTATGCTTACACAGAAGAAGCATATAATACTAGTGATTGGTATCACCCAAGTGCAACTTTTGGTGGAAGTAGTTATGGTGCTAACATAACAATAGAAACAGCAGGAACTTATTATATTGTTGCGTATATGCCTAATAATTCAACTTATAACTACCAAGGAAAATTATCGTTGACACTTAATAAGACATACCAAGAAGTAACTTCTTTTGTTCCTGTTACTTATAATATTGAGAGTTTTATAAATCAACAAGATACAACAGGAATAAACACTTTAAATAAATTTACTAATATTGATTATTGGAAAAATAAAAATTGTTTATTGTATGGAGATAGTTTAACTGCATGGGGTACATGGGGTTCTTATCTATCTCAACAATTTGGATTAAATGTTACTATAAAAGGAAGCGCTGGTTCAACAGCTACTTATGATGCTGAATCTGGTACAGCATCATCAACAACAAATTCTGGTTCTTACGATGGAAGATTAACTGGATTACCTAATAATAATGATTTAATAGTTGTTATGTTTGGTACTAATGATTATTTGAAATTTTATGAATTAGGCACAGTTCCAAAAACTTTTAGTGTTAATGATACTTTTGATAATACGAACTTTGCTGGTGCTATGTTAAAAATATTACAGTATTTATATACAAATAATCCTAATGCTAGAATCATTTTAATGTGTCCACCATGGAATCATTATCAATCATTAAGAGGATTAACTTTAAGAGATTATGGTGATATAATTAAAGGAATTGGAAGATTAACTACAACTCCAGTTGTTGATTTATTTGCTAATTTAAATGCTAATGCTTTAAATTATAGTGAATATTATAATGATGCTGGTACTCATTTTAATGATGCAGGATATATGAGAATAGCAAGTTTATTAAAAGAAGAGATAGAAGCTCTTACACCAATATACACGGAATAATTATTTTATGTGTCTTGAAAAATTTACGGACAGTAATTTAAAAATTTAAAAGGTAAGGAGATGATATAAAGGAAGAAATTTGGAATAGATTTAAGTCATCATAACGCAGGAATAAATTTCGACACTCTTAAAAATGAGGGTGTCGAATTTGCTATATTAAGAGCAGGATATACTGGATATGGTGATGGAGTATCTAAAGCAAAAGATACTCAATTTGATAATTTCTACAACCAATGTAAAGCACGAAGAATAGGTGTAGGCGCATATTGGTTTAGTTGCGCTAACACTTATCAAAAAGGTGTTGATGAAGCTAATTGGATGTATAATAATTGTCTAAAAGGGAAACAATTTGATTATCCTATATACATTGACGTAGAAGACGATACAGGAGGTCGTAGATGGCTAAGAAACGCTGGTAAAGAAGCGATAACTGATGGAATAATAGGATTCTGCGAAACATTAGAAAATCTAGGCTATTATGTAGGTATTTATGCTAATTTAGACTGGTTTAATAATTGGATTAATCAAAATAGAGTAAAAGACTACGATAAATGGTTAGCAGCATGGATGAACAATAAACCATCATCATATTTGGGAGATCGTATGTGGCAATTTGGTGGAGAAACAAATAGAATAAGAAGTCCATATTTAGCAGGACAAATAGTAGACCAAGATTATTGCTATTATGATTATCCATCAATTATAAAAAATGGATTTAATGGTTATCCTAAAAATACACAACCTACTCCAAAGCCAAGTCCTGAACCTACACCTGAACCAAAGAAAAGCAATAATGAAATAGCTCAAGAAGTACTAGAAGGTAAATGGGGTAACGGAGAAGAGAGAAAGAAACGATTATCTGAAGCAGGATATGATTATCAAGCTGTACAAGATATAGTTAATAGTATTGTATATTCTGATTTCAAAGTGGGAGATAGAGTAAAAACTGTTGGCAAAGGAAATGGTGCAAGTGATGGTTCTGCAAATACAGCACGTTCGGGTATGACAGGAACTATTACAAGAATTATAAATGGTGCTAAATTTCCTTATTTAGTATCTAATGGAGCACCAATAGGTTGGTATAAAAAAGAAGCACTAAAACGAATATAAAAGAGAGGATAAATATGAAAAAGAAAGAAGAAAAAATTGAAAAAAATGCGTCTAAAGAAAAACAAGATGCAAACGTACCTGAATACTACATTTTAAAAATTGGAGAAACTTTAAAAGATGTAGCTAAAAAGTTTAAATTAGACGTGAAGAAACTAGAAAAACTTAATGGGGAAGTAGTTGGAACAAATCAAATAAAATTAAAATAGGGGGATATTATGTTTAAAGATTATAACAAATATCTTAAAGCAAGTTTGAAGGTGTATATATTTGTCTTACTAATAGTATTTATACTGAAGTTAGTTGGGTTGGATTATTTTGGTTTAGATTATAATTTAGCAAATAAAATAGAATCTAAAATTAATGTATTTCCAATAAATTATACAATTCAATTTATATTATTATCATTTCAATTGTATTTATTAACTTCTATTGCTATTAAAGGAAAAGCCAAAATACGTGAATCTATAATAGTAACAGTTATAAATATGATTATTAGTTTTACTTTATTTTTACTTGGTTTTTATAAGTTATATTCTTTAACAAGTATAATAATAGTATTTGTTTACTTTATAATCAAAAAGATCAAAGTAAAAAGAATTATAAAAATAATATTGATAAACTCGTTATTACAAATAATTAGTAACATAACAAGAAACAACAACGTTTTCGAATACTACTTTGCAATATCAATAATACTAAATATTGATTATATGGTTATGTTATTGATATGGAATAATTTAATAAAAGGAGGTGTCGATTTATGCCAATACCAACATCTTGGTTCTTCTTTGCTGAAGAAAAAGCACTTGTTAGATTTGCTAGAAAAGTTGCAAAGAAATTATTCTAATTTTAAAAAGTACAACAAAGTAGATAAAGCAACAATTGTGATTTATACTATATTAAGTCTAATATGGAATATATTCACGATAATTGTTGTTTTATTTGTGGCTAAATTAAACGATACTTTTATAGAATGTTTATTTATTATTTCATCATTTTGGTTATCTAAAAAAGTATTTGGTAAACCATTTCACTTAAAAAGTATGATGTGATGTTTTATTGTATCTAACGCATCATATTACGTACTAAATAAGGTAACAACTTCGATAGGAATAAGTATATTAGTTCCTATAATGTTAGGAGTAGGTCTTTCTTATGTAACATCTAAATTTGTAAAAGATATAAAGCCTTTATTTAAAGGTATGTCAGAAGAAGACTTTAATAACACTATTCTAAGAGTTGTAGAAAAGGATAGCGATAAATATAAGATTTGTTATGATTTCTTTATTAATAAAGAGAATGCTGTATCATTAGGATACAAATATCATTATACTGAACATGGTATAAGAAAAATAATTTATAGAATAAATGAAAAGATTAAGGCACTCAATTGAGTGTCTTTTTTTTATTTGTATCAATTTGTCCACTAATAAAATAGTAGATTGATATCAGAGGAGGCAAACTATTCATTTTAAAACAATGATCTAGTTTTTTGCCTCCCTTTTTTTAATGGAGGAATTGGAAATGTATAACAATCCGTATTATTACAATACACAATTTAATGTTGATAAAATTGACAAGCAAATATCTGATTTGGAAAAACTAAGAAATCAGATACAGCAACAGCCAATGCAACCAACAAACTTAACTCAGAACTTTCAAATAGCACCTAATAGAGAGTCTATGAAGTATGCAGACTCTATTGAAGACGTGCAAAAAGAATCAGTTTATGGAGATACACCTTTCTTTAGTAAAGATATGTCTATTTTATGGGTAAAAAACATCTCAAATAAAGTCAAAGTTTATGAACTAAAAGAAATAGTTAATAAGGATGAAAAAGACGTCAAAATAGAGTTTTTACAGGCTCAAATAGAGGAATTAAAGAAAGGAATGATACAAAATGCAAAACCAAATAATGAGTATGTTGATGAATCAATTGAAAGCGAGAAATCCACAAATGCTAAAAATGGTAGAACAAGCAAGACAAAATCAGAGTAATCCAATAGACTTCTTTAAACAAATAACTAATAAAAGAAGTCCGGAACAAATGAATGCTTTTTATAAACAAATAGAACAAATGGGTTTTTCTCCTGATGTAATTAATCAATTAAAAAAATAGGTATCAACAGTAATGTTTGATATAGATATTCAATTACGAAAGGAGGGAAAACAATGAACGGAGGTATTCAACCAACTGTAGAACTAGCTACTAATCAAGGCTGCTATCCATATCCAGTAATGTATGGAAATAATGGTGGTTTTGGTGGTTTCGGAGGAGACGGAGCGCTTTGGTTAATCGTACTTTTGGCACTTATCTGGGGTGGAAATAATAACAACGGATTCGGATTCGGAAATAATGGATTCGATGATGGTTATGCTTGGTTAAGTAACGGTCAAAAAGAAATTATGAATAACACTAACAATGGATTCGATACTCTTCATTTAAGCAACCAATTAGAAGGTACTAGAAACGCATTAAGCGATATTTCTACACAAATTTGTGGTTCAACTGCAGACGTTGTAGGAGCAATTAATAACGGATTCTATGGAGCTGAAATATCAGCTGCTAATAGACAAATGGCTAATATGCAACAAAACTTTGACTTAAGCCGTCAATTTGCTGATTGTTGCTGCGAAAATAGACTTGGAGTACAAGACTTAAAGTCAACTGTTATTAGTGAAAACTGCTCAGACCGTGAAGTTTTACGAGAAATCGGTCAATCAATCTTAGTAAATCAAACAGCTAATACTCAAAAGATTATTGATGAAATCTTTAGAGATCGTTTAGATGAAAAAGATAGTAAAATTGCTGATTTAAACAGACAATTACAAATGGCTGATTTAAGAGCTTCTCAAATTGCTCAAACTCAAGCAATTACATCAAATATCTACAACGAGTTAAAAAATTGCCCTATCGGCACTGTTCCGGTCTATGGCAATCAAGCAATATTTTCATGCCCTAACAACGGATGTGGATGCACTGGAACAAGTCAATTTATTTAAGCATAGAGTAGACTACTACTAACTCGAATACGAGAACTTGCTAAAAGGTGTCCGACATTTATGTCGGCGACATAGAGAATAGGCAAGTCCTATTCTTTTTTAATTAAGAGAGGAGAAACAATATGATACAAAGTGTACAAGAATTACCTTTAGTTTTACCAACAAATACAAGTGATATTACTTTTTCTAATGATGAATTAAAAACTAGGAGTGCTACTTGTAGTGGATGGTTAAATCATACTGAAGGAACAAGTCAATATACAATTTTAGGCAGTGGAAATTGCAATCAAGCTAATGTTTACGATATTAAATTTAATGCTAATGTTACTGCTGCTGAAGCTGGTACAATCGAAATAGCATTAAAAGAAAATGGAACTGCTGTAGTTGCTGCTAGTGCTAATGAAGTAATTACAACTCCTGGAGATTATGTAAATATATCTTTTGAAAAAAGAATTAGATTATGTCCTAGAGAAAACGTTACTTTAACAATTGGTTCAGTAGCTGCTGTATCTGGAGTAATTCCAGTTGTTGACACAGTAGCTCCAACTATTAAAAATGCTAATTTAATAATAGAAAAAGTGCGTTTCTAATATGAATAGAGTAGATAATTTAAGTTTAGCTTTGCAAGCACTTAGCTTACAAATTTTATTTAAAGACTATAACAATAGTGATTTAATGCAAGAATTGCAAACTCAGGATGAGATTTATCTTAAAAAGATAATCAAACAAAATGAGGAAATAATCAAACTTCTTAAGGAAAGGAGTGAGAACGATGGAAGAAACAATAAAAAAACTTTGTGAATATATAGAAAAAGTTGGAACAATGAATCTAGATGCTACTGATATAGATTATTTATATAAAGTAGTAGATATTTACAAAGATTTAAAGGAGGTAGAAAGTATGAATAATGGATACGGAAATTATAACGGATATGGAAACTATGGTAACTATGGAGAGTATAACGAATACGGCCGTAGAGGAGTAGATTCACGTTATCGTGGAGAATCTTATATGGATGGTATGAGAGGTTCATATAGAAACTATGAAGAAGCTCGTAATGAATATAATCGTGGAAATTACGGAGCTAAAGAAGACGGACTTAAAGAGTTAGAATATATGATGCACGCAGCTATGAAATTCATAAAAATGGTAAAAGAAGAAGCAACTTCTCCAGAAGAACAAGAAATTGTTAGAAAACATATTATGAAAATAAGTGAAATGTAATGTATAAATACTACAATGCTAATTCTTTGGGGAATTTTGTTAATGACTGTACTATCCGTGCAATAAGTTTAGCAGAAGGGGAAACATGGGATTATACATACAATAGAATGAGTGATATAGCTCAAAGTAAAGGAACTATGATGGACGACAGGCAATTTATAAGGTGGTATTTAGACTCTAAATATAAAAGAGTACCTTATCTGCCTTATAGAGTAGGCGATGTTGCAGGAGAATACCCTGATAAAGTATTATTAATTACTATGGATGGGCATATTGTTTGTTCTAAGAATGGTATAATCTATGACTCGTTTGACTGTAGAAATAGAATTGCTGAAGATGCTTGGATAGTAAAATAAAAAAGAGGCTTAATACCTCTTTTTATACTAAACCAAATATTTTTAATACTTCTGAAACAAAATCTCTACCTAGATTTAATTGTTTTCCAACTTCTACGATAGAAAGACCTTCTTTATATAAATAAATTATTTTATCTTTATTATCATATACACGTTTTAATGTTTTATTTGTAAATTTTTTTTCTCTCATTTTTTCAACTTTTTTACAATAATTTGACTTACGGTAGTGTAGCATATTTTGTTTTCTACTAACCCATTCAAGATTATCTACACAGTTATTTGATTTATCAAAATCTTTATGGTTAATTTGCTCATAATTGTTTGGATTAGGTATAAATGCTTTTGCAACTAATATATGAATATAGGCGTGTTTTTCATTTTTTTCTTTGCTATGTAATGATACATTATAATATCCATGACCATTGTTGTGCATTTTAAGAATTCTTCCTTTTTTTATGTAATTCCAAACTTTTCTATCAAGCGATCTAACTTTTCCTGTATTACTTACTTGATATATTCCTTCATATCCTTCAATATCTTTCCATATTTCTTTCATAAATAATTCCTCCTAAATATTTTCAAAAAATCAGCATCATATATTTCCTCAAATTTTTTTTGGAATATTTTTTTTAGTTTTTTATCTATGGTTATATTATGATGAACTTTATAATGACACTCACTGCATAGTGGAACTACACAACCATATTTCATAGAATTAATTCTGTTTCTTCCAAAAAAAACTTCGTGTAAATGTTCTTTTTTTCTACCACATAAGTAACACAAGTCTAAATTGCTTGTTACGATTGAATATCTATGATGTTCCAATTTTTTGATTTCTTTTTTATTGCTCAAAACCCATTCCTCCTCTTGCACTTATATTGTAATTCACAAGGAACGGGACATAAAAGGACAACTTATTCTTGTAATATCGAACAAAATATGATAAAATACTCCCCTATCAAGGAGGTGGGGGAGAAGTGATGCAAATTACATACCAAAAAAAAGATGGTTGTATATTCCAAAGATATAGAAATTCTATGATACCATATAAAATTGGAGACACAACATCTATGGGATGGAAAGTATTAAATATTGAATATGAATACAACAACAAATATTATACTCAAAGTGAATTCAATAAATTAGTACATAAAAATAGAGAACGTTCTTTAAAAAAGAAACAATCCTTTAATATATTTATAAAGGAAATAAAAACATTTTTATATTATTTTATAGCAGTAATAGTGATAAGTTTCTTAAAGACTTTCTTAGGTATTTAATTGCAATCCTTCTTCTTGATTTTGATAAAGATTTACAAGAAATGACAAAAAAACAAAAAAGTGTTGACTTAAACGCAAGACAATAGTATAGTGGTAAGTGTAAAAGGTAACAGAAAACGTTATCGGTCTTGAGAAGTTAACATAATATCAATTTCAAGAAGTTGAGAACTCAAGACTGGTGTCTTGGGTTTTTTGTTTATCTGGAAGGGAGGACTATGAAAAAAGTAATATATCCTGGATTAGTTGGAGAAATGGCTAGATGTGGAGAAACGCAAGAAGATTTATCTAAACTTTTAGGATTACGAAGAGAAACTATAAGCAGAAAAATTTCAGGAAAATTTGAATGGACTATTAGTGAAATAGATATATTATGCGATCACTTTAAAAAAGATTACTACCAATTATTTAAAGATGAAAAATAAAAAGAGAAACCCCGAGTAAAAGGTTCTCAACGTAATTATATCACGAAAGGGGAGTTATTAAAAGGAAGAAGATGGAAGAAAAACCAAATTATTTTGCAATTATACCGGCAGAAGTAAGATATAACCCAAACATTAATGCAAACGTTAAATTATTGTATGGTGAAATAAGTGCTTTAAGTAATAAATATGGTTATTGTGTGGCAACAAATGAATACTTTGCATCTCTTTATAATGTAAGTACAAGAACAATTACTGATTGGATAAAAGCATTAGAAGATATGACTTATATAGAAAGTAAAATAGATATAAAAAGGTATGATGATGGAACAATAAAAAAAATAAGGAAATTATATATGAGCCATATAGAAAATTGGCAACAAAACCATGTAGAAGTTTCACAGCAAAACCATATAGAAGACGACTTCTCATATAATAATACAAGTAATAATAATAATACAAGTAAAAAAGAAATATATAAAGAAAAAAGATTTATAAAACCAACTTTAGAAGAAGTAAAAGAATATTGTTTAGAACGAAACAATAATGTAGATGCAGAAATGTTTATTAACTATTATGATGCAAATGGATGGGTGCAAGGCAAAGGCAAACCTATCAAAAATTGGAAGGCTTGTATAAAAACATGGGAGATAAACCATAAAAAAGAGCATAAAGAAACACGCTATGAAAGAGAAAGAAGAATATTAGAGGAGATGTGTAAAGATGAAGAAGAGTGAAGTAAGTAAACTACTTAATAAAATAAAAGGATATTATAATTCACAATTTTTTATAGATGAGTTTGTAACTGAAGCATGGATAGAATCACTAGAGCCTTATGATTTTGAAGATGCAGAAGAACATATTAAAGAATATTTAAAAGAATATCCTGATATAGCACCTAAACCTCATACTTTTATTAAAGGTATGCTTACTAAAGAACAGAAGGAAGCAAGAAAGAATAGTGGCTATTTAGTATCTTGCAACTTATGTGGTAAGTGGATGAGTTCACAAGAATATGACGATCATTATGGAAGATGTTTAGACATCCAATACTTATTGAGTGTAGCTAAACAAAAAGGCGAAGAATATACTCGAGAAGATTTAGAGAATTGTAGAAGTGAAGTAATAGATAAATTGCTAAATAAATATCCACCAAAGAAGGTTGATTGGTATGGAACAGGAAGTGCATAGATACTCAACAACAGGCCGAAAGAAAACTAAGGCCGAAATACTAGATAGCTACTTAACTAATTATAAAGTTAAGTGTAAATGTGGGCATACGATAGTTCTTATAAAAAGAAACAAAGTATTGTGTAACTTTTGTGGGCATTATGTTTATAAAAACCAAAAAGAAGAATTTAAAGATAAAATAAGGAGTTTGATGAATGGAAACTAAAGGACTAGGTGCTGGGAGTTATCCTGAACCAAAAGAAGAAAAAACTAAATTAATAAACATACATATAAATATTCAATATGAAATAAATGATTTAGAAGTACCAAGTAAATGGAATTTTGAAGATATACAAGAAGATTTTAAACAAAACATGGTTGATTACATAACAAACGCAGAAATAGAAGATTTTAATATGGAGGTAAATTAATGGTAGAAATAAAGAGGGAAGCAAGCTTAACGATTGAAAAGAGTAAATATCCTGAAGAAGAAAACACTCATATTTTAGTATTAGAAAGTTCTACTGAACATGGATGGAATTATGAAGGAATATTTAAAGGAACTAGAAAAGAGTGTATGGAAAAGAAAAAAGAATTGGAGGAAAAACATGAGCCAAAAGGAACGTTTGCTAGCTTATTTAGAAAAAAATAAAACTATCACAACGTTAGAGAGTGTATTGGAATTAGGAATAACTGATCCACAGCACTACATAATGGAACTTAGAAACGAAGGCTACAATATTACTGACCAATGGATAAACGGAACTAATAGAGTTGGAAGAAAAATAAAATATAAAAGGTATAGATTGGAGAAAGAAAATGGAGAATAAAAATTACTTTATTGAATTAAATAACATAAACGTATCTGATAAAACTGAAAAGAAGAACGGACTAACTTATTTAAGTTGGGCATGGGCTTGGGGGGAAGTAAAGAAACTACATCCTACAGCTAACTACACAATTTACGAAAGAGAAACTGAATTTGGGCCTGTGAATTATTTTACTGACGGAAAAACTGCTTGGGTTAAAACTGGTGTAACTATAGACGAAGTTGAGCATATAGAAGAATTGCCTGTAATGGACTTTAAGAACAAATCAATTCCTTTAGATGCTATTACTTCTTTTGATGTTAATAAAACTATACAAAGAAGTTTAACTAAAGCACTAGCAAGACACGGATTAGGATTATACATATATGCTGGAGAAGACTTACCTGAAGAAGAAGCTACAAAGAAAATTGAAAAAAAACAGATTGAAAAGATACGCAAATTGATTCCAGAAGAAAACATGGATGCTATGCTTAAATATTACAAAATAGAAAAAATAGAAGATATGTTATTCAATGATGCTGAGGAACTAATAAAGAGGAAAGAAAATGCTAACGGAAAAGATAGTAAACACTAATGAATATGCTGGCACAGTAGACTTGATTACTGGAATAAAAGACTTTAATAGCCAAGTTGATTATATTGATGATTTTCATTGTTATAAATTAAATGGAAATATAATACCAAGTGTTACTCAATTGTTGGATGATGGAACTTATATAGGAGTAAACAAAGACGTTTTAGAATATGCAAGAGAAAAAGGAAGTATAGTACACAAAGAAATAGAAGACTTCTTAAATAGTGGTAAAGAAGGCTTTACAAGTGAATTTTATGAGTTCTTGAGACTTTATAAGGAGAACGAAGAAAAGTTCTCTACAAGGGCAATATTTGACTATAAAACGTATAATACAAATTTAAAGAAAAATAGAGAAAAATGCTATAAGCAAATTCAAATGTATGATAAAGCAATTGAATACTTAACAGGAGAAAAAGTAGATAACTATTATATGGTGTGGTTGCCCCACGATAAAGAAGGCAAGATATTTGATTTAAAGGAGGAATTTGAAAATGAAATTAGTAATAAGCAAGAGTAGAGAAGGAAACGGATATTATACAAAAGTACAAAACGATTTTAATGGAAAACATACTGAGAAGTACTTATCATTACAATTACCAAAAGGAACTGACGTTGATTATGGAATATATGACGTAGATGGATTCTTATCAACTTACGAAAAGAAAGACGGAAATGTAGAGTTTAAGTTAGTAATAACTGATTTAACTCAGATACAACAATTTAAAGAAGTAGAAAAAACTTCTAATAACCCATTTAAAGATTTTGGAGACAGTATTAAAACAGAAAGCCAATTAGGAGAACAAATACAAATTACGCCTGATGATCTTCCTTTTTAAGAGGTATATATGGCAAGAAAGAAATTAGAATACGCACTATATAAAGGTGATGATTGTTTAGGTATAGGAACGATAGAAGAATTAGCTAAACAAATGGGAGTAAATGAACATACAATACGTTATTATCAGACTCCTCAATACAAAAGAAGAGGAAGAGGAGAAAAAAGCAAAAAGAGAAGGGTGTTGATTAAACTTGACTGATTTAACTGAAAAGCAAGAAGAAATATTTAAAGCAATAAAAGACTATATCCAAGAGTATGGGTATAGTCCGACAATTAGGGAGTTATGCAGTATAACAGGGCGAAAAAGCTCTGGAACAATACACGCATCTCTAAAGATATTAAAAAGGAAAGGTTATATAGACTATGTCTACAATAGAAATAGAACTATAAGGATATTAAATGATAAATAAAGGTATGATGACTAGCCTAACAAACGAATGGGGAACACCAAAACTATTTTTTGAAGAACTAAATAAAGAATTTAATTTTACTTTAGATCCCTGTGCTACTGATGAAAACCACAAATGCAATAAATATTACACACTAAAACAAGATGGCCTAAAACATACGTGGGGGGGGGAGAGAGTTTATTGCAATCCACCTTACGGAAGAGAAATATCTAAATGGGTAGAAAAAGCCTATGCAGAAAATAAAAAAGGGACATTTGTAGTTATGCTTTTACCAGCTAGAACTGATACAAAATGGTTTCATAATTATATATACAAACAACACGAAATAAGGTTTATAAAGGGAAGATTAAAATTTAATGATGGAAAACAGTCAGCACCATTTCCTAGTATGGTGGTAGTAATGAGGTGAAAATTAAAATGAAGGAATTGAATGAGGATATTGAGTTTTATAACAAGCTAATGGAAGACTTTAAGAACTTAGAAAGCAGCGATTATTCAACAGCTTATGTATTAAGTCAAGAAGCTCTTATAACGGCTGATAGATGGAACGAAATAATGCTAAATAGTGCAAAATATTGCAAAGAAATGGAAGTAACTAAAAGCGAATTTACTAACTATTGTTATCAAAAGTACAAAATGCTAATGAAAGCCCATGATTTTTCGAGAATGGTATATAGACAGGGATCATACGGAATCACTAATAGTTTCTATAATGAGGAGGTTTAAAAATGGAAGACGGAACTGAATTTTTAGACGAATTAAAAGATAGAGTACACGAATTATATGATGAAAACCATAAATTAAAAGAAGAAATAAAGAGGTTAAATAATAGATTAAAAACATCTAATGACACTTGTAATTATTTAAGAAATACCATAGACAAAGCAATAGAATATATGGATAGAAGAGATTTAGAGTGGGGCAGTGATGAACACAATAAAATGATGGATATTCTAAAAGGAGTTGATAAAGAGTGAGCGAAGAAGAACAAAAGTATTTTAAAGGTTTAATAGGTTTTACATTTGATAGTGATGATATTAGGTATATAGAAAAAATAGTTGATAAAAAAGATAAAGAAATAGAAAGACTAAATAATATCATAAAAACAAAAGATGAAGGTATAAAAGCATTTACAGAAGATTTATGCGAAGAAAGTACAAAAATAGAAAAAGCGACTGAATATATAAAAAAGCATACGTATCACGCTACACCTAAAAAATTACAAAATGGTATTTATGAAAGAGGAATACTTCTTATAAAAAGTGATTTTGATATAGAAGAACTTTTAGAAATATTAGATAAGGAAAAAGTATGAAACTAAAAATAAATAATTTTGAATATGAATTACACTTTGTTGAATGGAATGATGAACATTTAAACATGGAAGATAACGATTACAGAAGTGGAACGACATATTTTAAAGAAAAAGAAATATATATTGCAAACAACTTAAAAAAAGATAGCTATGATTACACGTTAAAGCATGAACTAACCCACGCAATTATTGATAGTTATGGAATGTTGCAAATACAATGGGATGATGAAATTGTAGCAGATTTTATGGCAATATATAGCAAAACATTAAATGAACTTTTAGAAATATTAGATAAAACAAATTAGGAATATAATTCCTAAAATGTATAAAGGAGAATAAAAAATGATACTTATAATATTTATTGCTTTAGTATTTGTAATATTCGTGTTATGTGGGGAGAATGGTTGTAATAAAAAATGTAAAAATGCAAACAGTTGTCCTGCAAGTGTAAGGTGCAATGCTAGAAGTAAAGAACAATGTAGTTGTTTTGAAGATAAAGTAGATTAGGAGGGTAATATGAAATTATTTAAGTGGCATTTGATAGATGATATAGAATTAAGATGCTATGAAAATGGTTTAGTAAGAGAGTTAAAAAAGAAAATAGACTATATGATTGATGAAAATTATAAATTGTTTTTAGAAAACAAAAAGTTAAAAGAAGAAAATATAAATTTAAAAAGAACTCAAAAAATAGAAATAAGAGATATAGACGGAAACTATATTCCTATTTCTGATTATTTAAAGGAGAAATAATGTACGAACTACTAATAAGACTATATTATGAACTAGAATACAAAAAGTTCACGTTAGAAGATTTAAAAGAAATGAAAGAGATACTAAACAAATTTAATGGAGAAGTAGAAGAAGTAAAACTAAAAAGAGTAGAGGAGAGGACAAAATGAAAGAAGATTGCTCAAAAATCATAGAGCATTATGGAGTAAACCACCAACAAAGAAAGTTAGCAGAAGAAGTATTTGAATTACAAGAAGCAATAATTAAGTATGAATTTGCAAATGACGACAACAAAGCATTAAAGGAACTAGGAGAGGGCAACAAGTGGGACACATACTTTTTTAAAAATAACATAGTAGAGGAGCTTGCAGACGTTATGGTGCTTTTAAGACAATTTCAAGCACACTACAACATAGATGCCGACCAACTAGGAACGATAATGTATAACAAGATACAAAGAACACTAAAAAGAATGGAGAAAGAGTAATGGAGTACATATACAGAGTTTATGGGTGGAGATTAGAGGGTGGAATTGATATGATAACAAAAACACCATACAAAGAACAAGCAATAGCAACAGGAAGAAACCTCAACCCTAAAGAGTATATGCACTTCTTAATAATAGAACACGATATAAAAAGGGATAGTGACTTTCCAATAATAGCAGAAGATTTATATAGAAACAAAGAATATAGAAAGGATAGAAAATGATTGATGAGGTTGACTTTTATTTAGTTGATTTAAAGTCAAAATTTGACAAGATAAAGCCTAATACTTATTACTTATCATATAGTGGTGGTAAAGATAGCCATTTCTTATATTGGTTTATTAAAGAATATTTAAAAAGAAATGATATTAAAATAGTTGGAATTAATACATATATGGAACACCACGAAATAAGGGATAGAATTTTGAAAAATAGTGATATAGTCTTATACCCAAAAATAAAGCCTTTTGAGATAAAAGAAAAGTTTGGTATTCCTTGTTTTAGTAAAGAACAAGACTTTTATATATATTATTATCAAAATGCTTTAAGAAAAGGAAATAAACCAAGCAAAACAATACAACAAAAAATAGATGGTACTTACGATAAAGGCTTTAAGGGTATATCAAAGAAAGCTAGAGAATACATAAAAAAGGAAAATGCACACAAAATAACTCATTTATGTTGTCATTATTTAAAAAAAGAACCTGCTAGGAGATTTGAAAAAGAAACAGGTTTAAAAGCAATACTAGGAATTAGAAATGGAGAAAGTGCTTTGAGAAAAAGGCAATATAGAAATTGTTTTACTAAAGATAAGAAATTTATTCCTATTCACGACTTAAGTAATGAATTATTAGAAAAAATTTATAAAAAATACAATATAGAAGTGCCAAAGGTGTATGAATATATACAAAGAACAGGGTGTATGGGTTGCCCTTATGGAAGTTATAAACACGATACAGAAAAAGAGTTAAGATTAATAAACGAAAACCAAAGAAAATTTGTATGTGAATATTTTAAAGAAAGTTATAAAGTATTAGGGATAGAAATAGAGGAGGATAGAAGATGATAGAATTTTGTTTAGGTTTAATAATGGGGGTTTTTCTTACTTGTTGTTTAGTAGTAAGCAAAGATAAGTGAGGGTGGTAAGTTATGGATCACAAGATAATAAAGGAATATTTGTTAAGTAAGATTCCTATAGTAGTAGATTTAGATTGTAATGATTTGAAGTATGATACAAAAAACATTTATTATCATATTTATAAGTACATATTAGATTTAGAAAAGAAAGTCGGTGGAAAGAAGGAGTAAATTTTTTTCAAAGAAAGTTGTAGTTGAAGGAATAACTTTTGACTCAAAGAAGGAAAGTGCCGAATATTTAAGGTTAAAAGAACTAGAAAAAAAAGGCACAATAAAAGACCTAGAGCTACAAAAAGAATACGTTCTCCAGGATAAGTTTAAAATAAATGGTAAAACAAGACGTTCTATTGTATATAGAGCCGATTTTAAATACATTACAACTGAAGATGATAAATTGCACGTGGTAGATATTAAGAGCCCATACACAGCAAAAGATAAGGTTTATAGGATAAAGAAAAAAATGTTTGAATATAGATATGGAATAGAATTAGAAGAAATAATTTAAGGAGGGGAAAATGAACCTAGAAGATGTATATAATCAACTAGAGGAATTACAA